GTTTTAGTGTAACTGCTCCGTACAGTGCAGATTGCTCTAACTGAGAGCATTCCTGATAGTCTGGATTATAGTTGAGAGTCCACCTACCCCTTCGGGTAAATGGATCCATCTGTATCCCAGAAACAGAAAAGCACTTGGTCAGGGCACCGTATCCGTCCAGTTTGTCAGTACGATAAACTGGTCTTGGAACCAACGCTTTAATTTCAAAGCGATGGAGATTCCGATTCCATCTTCCGACGGATTCGTAACCCAAGAACGAATAACGGCCCAGAGCTTCGCTAGTCTCAGAAACATAAGGAATAGTCCCTATGATCTTCTCAAGTTTTTGAAACATGAGCTGAGTGGTACGCCAATAACCCTTTTTGTAAAAGGAATTAGCAGTACTAACCCATGAGATAATTCGCGAAGCCTGTTGCCTGTTCTCAGGACGCAGTTGACTAAGATACACAGGTGTAACCATGTATCCGTTAAAAGCGTCAACACCACACGACTCTCGGAAGCTTCCGCTCACGAAGGTCTTATTGGTGTTCACCTTACAATTGTACTTTTGTAGGTGAACGAGAACAGTAACCGCATTGCCTACGGGTATGATAATATCATCACCGTAGACGTATAACCCTCTAGTAACGTTATATATGTTACTAGCGGTTACAGGAAGGCCTTTATCCTCCAGTAAGGCTACTACACAAATAGTGTAGAAGTACATAGCTTCAACTGGAAAACACAGAGCACTACCCATGGACGCGAACTTTCGCAATGGATCTAAAATTAGACCATTAGGAAGTTCGGCCCTCGTCGAACGACATGCATCGATCGCATCCTGTAAATCAGGATTTGAACGAAACATCGCTAATGCTAAGTCCCGTGGAACACGGTCCGAAGCATCAGAAAGATCAATCGTTGCGAATTGACCTGTCTTCGAAGATATCAACGCGAGCCGCTGATTGATAGTTTGATCACGAAAGTTAACGTGACCAGCTGACAACCAGTAGGATTCGAGACGATCATAAAGATAATCTCTAATCCCTTGCTGAGTATATTGTACACAACAAGGCTCAATTGCGATGATACGGGGACTCTTAAGCGTTTTCGGAACTGTTACGACCCGAACGGGTTGTTCCAGCTCCTCTGGTATAATCGTTACTAATTTGAGCTCCTCCGAGTCGATAGGAATACCCAAAGGGTACCCGTAATCAACAAGAGGGAAATAAGGCTCAAGACGATCATGCCAGCGCTGCCAATTATACTTCCGATTTCCGGAAATATGTTCGGCAGTGGCACCAGGACCGTGCTTAGGGACACAATTGGTAGTTGAGAAATCAAATACCATGTTATCCCAGAGCACAGAAGAAACATCCAAAAACTTGGATAAGTCTTCTTTTGGTACAGAAAACTGCTCAAGAGATTGCTCAATTGAGATGAAGCTATCAAGTGCCGTTTGTACTCTTTTAGGAGTACATTCGATTTCCACTTTCTTGAATGTAAGGCATAATTGCCGTACAGACTCAACAATAGTAGAAATATCACTTGAAAGCCCTCTATTAATAGGGGGATCTTCATTTTCAAACATCCTTCCTGTCTCACGGTCAAAGATTTGACTGGTCATACCTTGCAAAAATGCAGGGATTGACCCACGTTTCGCAAAATTGCGAAATAGTGTTGAGTCAACAAAGCCGTTCGCTATGCTTCTTTCGAAGTCTCTAGCGAATTGCGGAAGGGTTATCGTCAAAAACGACAGCCCTTCTTCTTTGACTCGGGATCTTATAGTTTCAAGATCCCGTAAATCTGAGACGTCAGCGGTACACTTGATGGCTGCATCTATATAGATGCTGTCCATCAACTCCAGACAGTCACTTACGTTGCTTTTCATAGCACCTCCTCGATAAGGGGGACACTATCAAGCCACGTATATCTACCTCATACCGATCTCACGAAAGGTATGATTCAAGTTGAACTGTACCACTAAATGGCAACGAGCTCTACTATGTTCAAAGAACTTGATCTAATCAACTGAGGTGATCGCGGTTATAACCAGCGATCAGATCAGATAGACTCGAAATGATTTGTGGCGAACCTTTATCAGGTTGCTGTGGATCAATCGCGTCCAGTACTGGCGGCAAAATCGCCGCCACTAACTGAATAAGAATCATCCACCATGGTGGTGGTTTTGGTCGAGACATATGTTTTGACCTCCTTTCTTTGAAGAGTTCGAGAGTACGGCGGAGGCCACAAGCGTGACTTCCGATATAGTCTTACATAGCATTTCTGCTAGCTAAGACTCCTGTCCGTACAATTTGCCCATTGCTGTGGCGTCTAACCAGGTTTTAAAACCGGTTATTAGCTGTTCTACTTGCACAGCGGTAAACCCCGCTAGGGGCCTATCGATGACAACGTAGAAGCTAAGCGTTTCATAGTCGTTGACACTAGTCAACGGATCTGGAACGATAGCACGCTGATCGAGTCTAACCATCGACCTTAATCGGTCTTTGGTCGTCGTATGTGATATTGTCAAAGTAAATGACAAATCATTCTTTTGATAGATACTTTTCGTACCTATCGAAGAAATACGAGGCATCGATTGAGCTACAGCATTGACTGTAACAACTTGTGGATCGGTATACATAAGTGGTTGACCTCTGTAAGTTATGCGGAAGTTAACCATGTCCGATTCATGTTCTTTCCAAGGAACACAAACTTGTTAAAGGACAAGGTAGATAGACAGCCGGTAGGTTACTAGTAGGTCTCACGACCTACGAATACCTAAAGCCCCGGCTATCGCAACTTGGCGTGGGGTTAATTGATCCCACGTCAGGCTAAAACCGTAAGGACCTCCTCCTTTTTGGCGTTGTTTTGTCTCAATCACTCGAGAGAAAGTCAACTCCTGCAACCCACTAAATTTAAACGGAAGGATCTGATGAACCTTCATCGTTTTAGTGACATGTTGCATAACAAAGAGGTAGTCACACGCTACGCTATCTGTGGCCATATCTGATAGGAAATCTACATGATCCCCTACGTTTGTGACCCAATCGATAGCCCACGTCCATGGAATAGCTCTATAGACGTTTGATGGACTCACTCGCATACCGTATAGTGTCAATTGACGCATTCCGGTATTCCAAGCAGAGAAATACTCTGGTTTTGAGGCATCAAACTCTGGAAGATAGTATCTAAATCTACCAACAGCATAGGCATGAGACTGAATTTCTTCAGTAACTTCCCATGTGGGTAGACCGTTAAAGTAATCGTTGGTTATACCAGCGTGTTCGAGCACAACGCCCGTTCCACTGGCAACGACTCTTTTTGTACTATCTTTAGATAAGGTGACACGTCGTCTCGTTGATTTCCCATTTCTATCTGTCAAATGCCAGATATGTTTGTGACTCTTTTGTAAAGTGTCATCAAACTTGAGAAGATCATTGATAAACGGCGCCCAGCCAAACTGGTAATTGAGAAAGTTGTCTGCAGCCTGTTTAGGCTTCATGACAAGTGTGTTTGGACGACCTCCAAGACCTCTCCATATTTCATGGAAGGATCGAGAAGTGTCCCTTAACATCCTAGGCGCGTCTCGCAGCTCAGCTGCAAAGACGAATGCACTAGCTCTCTCAGGATTCGGCTTAATCCTATTATAAGCCTTGTCACCTAGACCACTCATATCCGGCACATGCGGAGATCCAGAAACTAACGAAACATTCAGGTTTGCTACGCCTGGATTGCTTCGAAAGACTGCATCCGCAGGAGGCCCAAAGCCTCCAACGTATCGTACCATCTTATCTGATCGTACGTACGTCCCGTGCGCGAATACGCCCCAAGGGCGACAGTACTCGATTTTTAGGGATACAAACGGACCTCCATCTCTATAAGGTGGACCACTATGGAGAACATCCACAGTGATCTGAGCCTTAGAATAAGGTGGAGTCAACATTAGCATCTGCTCCCCCCAAGGGGTTGGATGCCATTGTCCCGTAGGAATTCCGCCCTGTGTTAAAGCAGAGTTAAAATAACCCAGCTTTTCCACACCGGCTTTATAGCCAGACGGAATTATATTTCTCCTAGTTCGAGTATCGTTGGTGATCATAAGCTATTCTCC